GGATTTACTTTTTTCTGTGCCAAAATCCGTTCTGGCACATATAACTTTTTAGTCATCTTCTATACCTTTCATCGAGGTTCTTAGTTCTTCTTCAATCCAGATTAGACCTCGTATTTCACCTGTGATTGCTCGATAGTCTTCCATTGATCCTATCGCTCCATCAGCCAAAGATTCAGTTAACTGCTCTTTTCTTTGACGTATGTTCTTATAAAGGTGCTCTGCTAATTTTACACCATCCATTATTCATTCTCCTCTTTGTGCTCAGTGACAGTAAAACAAACAGGACATTGATAAACGTCTTTTAGTTCAATTTTTTTTAAAGCTACCTTACATCTTATACACAATCTTATTTCCATTTTATCACTCGTATGTATCCTTAAATGCCTGAACAAGTCTTGCACTATTTTTTCATGTTCTCCCTAGCTACACCTCTTGACTTTTCAAAAGATCTCATGCCTCCCAATCCTAATAATGAAAGGGTTAAGGTCATAAGTTCACCTGTCTGAAGACTTGGCAAAGTTACATCTGGCATCCAGATAGAAGTAACCCACTCTGCAATAGGCATAATAAAAAATTGAGTTAGGAGTCCGAGAGCACAGATCCACATTATGGCGGGGCGAG